CCGACGACCAGCAGATTGTCCGCTTCGGTGGAGGAAAGGCAGAGAGCCGTCCCAAGCCTCCCCCCACTGGAAACCGCCTCGGAAAGCCCAAGCCTCCCACCTCTGGCATTGGCCGTACCGTGGCTGGTGGAGCTATTGGCGGGATTGCGGGCGGCGTAGTTGGCGAGGCGGGCGGGCAGGAAGACCTGACCGGCAAGATCACCGCGACAGAGCAGACCATTGCCGATCTCAAGAAGGCAATGGCCGACCTGGATAAGATCACCGACCCCTTTGAGAAGCAGCGGTTCTTGAAAGCTCAGGGCTACTATGCCGGCAAGATCGACGGCAGCATCATGGGCAAGACAACCGAAGGCATGGAACGCTGGAAGGCCAAGAAAGAGGCCGAACTGGAGAAGGCAGAAGCCGAGCGCAAGGATCTCGTGCGGCGTGACGCTTTGCAGAGCAACCGGCCCGATCCGCTTATGATGGCATTGCGTGAGTACGGCCCTGCGGTGCTTGGCATCGGCGCTCTGTTTGGCATGAAGTACATGCGTGGAGGGGCGGCGAAAGCCTCGATCCAGACAGCAGAAGCGGCGTCCAACAAACTCAACAAGCTGATTACCAAAGGTCCGGTAACTGGCGCTCTCAACAAGAGAGACGAGAACAGGTTCTCTAACCTCAACAAGCTCTGGCAAAAAGGCGGGGCGAGCAAGGACGAGCTACCGTTCAAACAGGACAGCGTTGGTAACTACAAGCCGAACGCCAAGGCGAAACTCCCTGAAGAACTGTTTGCCGATAGCGGTGTCTGGCAGACCGTCACCAAGTACGTGAAGGGCAAGGACGTGGCCATCATTCTAGGCGGTGGCCTGGATGTCGCCATCGCTCAGCCATTCATCGACAAGGCCAACGAGAACCTGACCAAAGCCGAAGCTGCATGGAACGACACCCCCAGCGATGAAACGGCCAAGGCGCTGGAAGATGCCAAGAACGAAGTTGCGGCCTACACCCTCTTGCAGCGTATCGGCATGGGCGTGGCTGCTGGGCGCATCCTCGGAACGTTTGGCGGCGCATACGCCAAGCCCATGCCGAACATTCCGGGTGCGGCTTCAGAGCAGGCAAAGCTGAAGCAGTTCATTGCTGGCAGGAAGCCCCCGCCAAAGCCGCGCACTCCTCGGCGTCCCCCGCCTCCGCAGCCAACCCCGGCAGGTCCGACAACCGGCCTTGGAGGGCCGACGCAGCTACCGCTTCCCCTTAAAGGCGGCGGCAAGAAGAAGCCCTGACGACAGGCCAAGCGCACTGAGCAACAGGGCGCCATAAGCGACGGTCGGGTTCACATAGTTCTGGCCTGAGAAAATCTCAAAGAGGCTCATGATGGCAACCGCCTGCATGAGCGTAATGAACGCCTCGCCTCTGAGTATTCTGAGCATCTGCTGCGTCTCCTAACCGGGCGCAGACCTTAACATATTCGTTAACGCGCGCCAGATTCCGCGCACGGCAAGGGAAGAGACTAAACCCGCCGACAGAGGCGGCAGTTACGCCACCCCTCCTTCGTCCAGTAGGTGCTTTCTTCGGTGAATGGATGTCCGTTGGAGCAATGCGTTTTGGCAAGTCGTTTTGCACCGGACGCCTTGCCACCTAGTGCAAGACCTTCGTGGAAGACGTGCCGATCTGGCGTGACCACATCAGCAAACGGCATACCCTTTGCCGCGCGTGAAACGATGGTGTCTGTCTTGAGACCGTACTTCTCGGCCAACTCAATTGCGCGATACTGCTGACCTTCAATGGTCACATACACCGCGCGCCTCTGGTTGCGCTGTTGTTCTTTTCGAGTGGCCCATCGACAATTGTTGGGCTCGTAGTTCCCATCGTTGTTAATGCGGTCAAGGGTCATCCCAGGCGGACGGGGCAGCATATCAGCCTCGAAATTTTTGTAGACCAGCCATCTCTCGCAAACGGAAATCCCTCGCCCGCCATAGTCTTTGTACTGGCGATTATTGGGATTCCGACAGCGCCCAAGCATGTCGTTCCAAGCATGAAAGAGCGGCGGCGGATTTGTGTACGGCATCAACAGCTCCGAGGCTTTCGCACACTATAGCGGAATGCACGGTAATCGCAATGGAGTACTTCCTATGCCCAGAGACGGCGGAGGGGTGTATAGCTACCCAAGCAGCGGCGCCGCAGTCAGCGGGGCCACGATCAGCAGCACCGCTTACAACACATTCAGAGCGGACCTTCTGACCGACCTCAACGCAGCCCGCCCTATCTCGGCAGGTGGTACGGGAGCGACGACGGCGGCAACTGCAAGGACCGCGCTGGGAGTGCAGGCCAGCGATGCGCTGCTTACCGCGATTGCCGCCCTCACGACCTCAGCCGATCGCTTCCTGAAGTTCACAGGCACGGACACGGTTGCGGTGTTTGACCTGTTCGGCACGGCAAACACGTTCACGGCGACGCAGACGGCTGGACGTTGGGCTGTAGACACCACCGCATACTTCGACCTCAACAGCGGGAACCCGGTCCTTGCATTTGATGCAACCGACTTCTTCCTGTTCACCAGATCGTCCAGCCTGCTCAGCTATGGCGTCGGCGGCATCACGCCTTGGCAAATCCTTTCGACCGGCGAGATCGTCGGCTACGATGTCGGCCCCACGCAGACCACGGCGCTTGGCTTTCGCGGCACCATCCTAAACACGCAGAACGCCGACTATACGTTCGTCCTCGGAGACAGCGCAAAGACGATCTATCATACCAGTGCATCGACGCACACCTACACCATCCCCGCCAATGCCTCTGTCGCCTATCCAATCGGGACGATCATCCAGATCGAGAACGAGAACGGCGGCGGCAACGTCACCCTGGCGATTACGTCCGATACGCTGCGCTGGGATGCATCGACCGGATCGAGGACCATTGCCGCCAATGGCAGCGCGTCGATCAAGAAAGTCGCCAGCACGACATGGCGGCTGGTCGGGGTCGGCATCACATGAGCGGCGCGCTTCTGGCTCATGCAGCAGTGATGGGTGGTCCCCGCATTACGCTGGAGCCGACCTATACAGTCACAGACATCACGGTTTCACCGACAGATGCAAGCGCTCAATTCCAGCTTCAAAGCGATGGCGACGTTGCGCGGATCACGGTCACGACAGGCGGCGGCGGTACGGTTGATGTAGGCGACTGGATCACGCCCATATCTGCTGCTGGCGCAAACTACGAGGTTCGCGCAACCGTCAACAGCGGGTCACTGACCAGCGGGACAACTGGATCATGGCTTGCGCTCAGCTCGACGCAAACGTGGACGTTGACACAGACGACAGTTGCATCTTCCGCATGTGAATTGTTGATCGAAATCAGGAACACATCAACGACGATTGTGATGGATTCCTCGACGGTCACGCTTCAAGCCGAAAAATCCCTCTGAGGTGGATCGTCAGATGAACATTGAATCCGAGATCGAAGCGATTATGGGCGATGCCGGTTGGGCAACGTCAGTGTCCCGTCATGGCGAGCCACTTCCCTTTGCGCGCCTTGAGGGAGCGTACTGGATCGTCAATGGCAGGCCGAACGGCGTCGATGATCATGTCGGGGTTGCTGGACCCGGCGCGGAATATCACGATCCGGTTGCGCTGGCCTATGCGCTTGTCGATCGCGCCAAGAGCCTCCAGCGTGCGCAGGCGGCGCTTGTTGCAACTGCGGCGCTTTCCGTCGTTGCGCCTGTCGTCGTCGAGCCCGTTATCGTGGAGCCTGTCGAAGCGATTGCAGAGCCCGTCCCCACGGTTGACCTCGCAGCCGAGAACGAAGCCCTGCGTCGGCGCATTGCAGAACTTGAGGCAATGGAAGCCCCGCTGCTTCCCGCCCCTGATGCGCTGATGTCGGACTATGGGCCTGTCGGTGAGGGCTATGATGACGTAACCGGCGACATGCTTCTCGATGCTTTCGAGCAGGACGAGGCGGAAGCCGTGGCGGTCATCCAGGTTCTGTCAGCGACACGCCAGCGTCACTTGAGTGAGCAACTGAACGTCGAGAAGGCGCGGCTGCGTCGAGAACACATGCTGACGGATCAGGCCAATCCGCGTGAGGCATCGATCGACCGTCTGCTTGGGCTGCTGACGCGACGCGGTGATTGAGGGACTGAGCTACGGGGCGGGCAATGACCGAGATACTTCACCGCGAGATCGCAGAGATCGAGCGGCAGCGCGATGCGTTTGCGCGCCTTGATCGCATTGGCAACGCCGAGCGCGATCTGGCGGTCTTGAGAACGCGGTTCGAGGCGGCGTTCGACACGTTCCTCAAAGAGCTTGAGCGATCGGTTTCGGGCGAAGACCTGAAAGAGTTGAAGCGTGAATGGGAGATGGCATTGCGTGACGCAATGAACGGCGTTTCTGACTTGGTGAAAACGGCAAACGATGCGCAGTCAGCGGCCATAATCAGCCGTGTCGAGATGATGCTTCTGCATCAGCACGAGCGCGCTGCGGAGGAAAGCAAGCGCACACGGCAGGAGTTCATCCGCTACGTGGTCGGCTTCGCGCTGACCATCCTGAGCGCGCTGCTGATCTTCTGGATCACAGAACGCGCTTAGCGCAACACAGGGGCAGGGCATGGGCAAGTTTCTGGACACTTTCCTCGAATTTAAGAACGAGGCAGACGCGACCCGCAAGGGCGCGTTGCTGGCCGTCATCATCATCACGTTTGGCCTCGCCTCTCTGAGTGTCACTGGCGTCGTCGCAACTGCCCACTGGTCGTGGCTTTCTGCGCTGCCAATCATCGCGCTGGTTTTCGCGGTCCTCGGCGCTGAACTGCTCGCGACCGTGGCGTTCATCAGGATGCTCACGGCATCCACAATGTGGCGCAAAGTGGCGGGCTCTTTCATCTTTCTCGGCTTGGCCGCGATCGGCGTACACAATGCTGAGAATGGGGCGAAGGTCGTCTGGCCAGAACGGTTCGCTGTCTCATCCAGCAGGCTTGCAGCAGAGGCTGAGCTTGCCGGCGAGGAAGCGGCAACACTGGCGACGGCGCAGGAAGCAGCCATCGGCGGGACCGGCGCAGAGCTTGAGCGTGTCAGGACGCAGATTGCAGAGCTTCGCACCGAACAGACCGTCATGGCGAGCATGTCCCCCGAGGGCATCAGCAAGGCTCAAAGCCTCCTGCTTGCCCAAGGGCTATACTTCGGCAGCGTGGACGGCATCCGGCAGGACAAAACGGAAAGCGCCATGCGTGCGCGGGGCGAAGCTATCCAAGGCGAACTGGCAACGCTCAGGGCGCGTGAGGATGGCCTCATGGCGGGGCAGGCGAGCCCCGTACAGCAGGCCAACACCGACAAGCGGCTCCTACAGATCGAGAACGCTGATAAGGCTACTGCGGCGTGGTGGGCGTGGCTGTGGCTGATCATTATGCTGTGCGTTCTGGAAAGCGCTCGCTCGCTGTCCCTGTGGGCGCTCATCACCGACATCAGCTCAACGGATGCCAAGCGCGACCGGGAGTGGACCGACGAGCTTGCAGCACTGCGACACCAGCAGGAGCGGGCGCGGATCATTGCGGAGACGAACGCTGCGGTTGCAGCCTACTCAGCCCCGCCTGAGCCTGTAGCTGCCCCGCCTGTAGCGGTTGAGCCTCCCCCGGCCATCGAACTAGCCCCAGAGCCAGAACCCGCACCAGTGGTCACGCCAGAGCCTGAGCCGATCGTTCTGGTCGAGCCGGTTGAGATGACGGAGCAGGAGCGCCGCTCACGTCTGGGCGGGCTTGCGGCTCAACATCAGCGCCGGGCCGACAAGACCGAGCGCCTGCTTGTCATCGGGCCGACTTCGACAATTGACACACCCATCATGCAGGTGGCCGCAGAATGAAACTCTCTCGCGTGGTCGGAATCGACTTAGGTAGCTCGAACAGCAGCATCGCCTGGTACAACGGGCGCGTGCCAGAAGTCATCTCCGTCGATGGCTCGCCGCTCATGCCTTCGGTCGTCACTATCGTCCCCGCTGACGCCGTAGGGCCGGGCGAGAGCCAAATCTTTGTCGGCCTTGACGGCATCGAAAGCGGCAAGCGTTTCCCCGATTTCTGCTTCAGGCTGGCAAAGCGGAAGCTGGGTGAAATGTGGCACCCGGACGAAGATCAGGGCTACCAGACGGTAGGCGCTCCCGATGGCACGCTGCACTATCAAGGACCGGACAATCACACCTACAGCCCCGTCGAAATCTGCTCGATGCTCATTGCCAAGCTGCTCGATGCGGCGACGGCAAAGTGGAAGGGCGAGAAGCCGGATGCGGCGGTGATCTGCGTCCCGGCCACGTTCTCTCCAAGCCAGCGCAAGGCGGTTGAGGAAGCAGGCCGGATGGCGGGCCTTGCCTATGTCGAGCTGATGGACGAGCCGACCGCGGCAGCGCTCGCATATGGCTACGATTTCAAAAAAGTTCGTCGCATTGCCGTCCTCGATGTGGGAGGAGGCACAACTGACGTCTCCATAATTCAGACAGGCTCTGGCCTCGTCACTGTGCTTGGCACAGGCGGGTCCAGTATCACGGGCGGGAGCGATGTGGACGCCATCCTTGGCAGGTACATCGTCAACAAGTGGGCGACGGATCACGAGGGAACGGATCTTGCCGTTGATGACACGGCGATGAGCCTTGTTCTTCAGGAAGCGGAGGACGTGAAAAAGCGCCTCTCGCGCAAGGTCAAGTCGGAGTTCCGCATCAAGGATTTCGACCGAAGCCCAGGCGGGACGGACCTCCACATGGACTACATTGTCGATCGTCCGTTGCTGGAACATCTCTCGCAGGACTTGCTTAAGCGGATGCGCGCTGCCTGCCTCGTCGCCATCGCAGAGGCTACGCGGAAGGACGCCAATTTCTCAGCTAGGCGTGACTTGAATGACGTGGTCCTCGTCGGTGGTGGATCGAGAATGCCGGCCGTGCAAGCGATGGCGCGCGATGTGTTCGGGCAGGAAGCCAAGACCGACATCGACTGCGAGATTGCCGTGGCGCTTGGCGCTGCGATCCGTGCCGCTGTGCTTGAGGGCCGGAAGTCCGATCTGACGGTACAGGACATCCTTGCCTACAACGTCGCCATCGAGGTTTACGACAAGGTCGAGGGCGTGGCGTCCGTCATCATCCCCCGTGGCACGCCATATCCGAGTGAGAAGGAAGCGGCGTTCTTCCTCACCAACCGCGAGCCGGGTCAGGACGTCATGCCTGTACGCATCGTGGCAGGCGACCATGACCGCGCCGCTTCCTGTGAGCTGCTTCACAGCATCAACGTGCCGCTTGAGCCAAGCGAACCGCGCGCAGCGCGTGTGCCGTTCACGGTCGGCCTCAACAGCCGCGGCGAGGCGTATGGTCGTGTCGGCGAAATCGAGTGGGGCTCAACGTGAACGATCATCACAGGCTGAACGAGTTCGGCCTAGAACTTCTCACCGAGTACGAGCGGGGGCCGCAGGACGGTAGCGTTCCGTTGACGCCGGGCGGCGCGGCAATGGAGCCGTACATCTGCCCTGGCGATATGTTGACCATTGGCTATGGTTGCACGAAGTTTTTCGGCGGCATGGAGGTTCTGCCAACCGACAGGCTCAGCGACGAGGCAAGCGCGCGGGCGCTTCTGGCGGATCAGCTCATTGAGTATGAAGCCGCGGTCAAGCGTTTAGTGACGGTCCCGCTCAACTCAAACCAGTTCTCAGCGCTCGTCTGCTTCGCCTTTAACTGCGGGATCAACGCCCTCGGCGGTTCAACCCTTCTCAAGCACGTCAACGCCAATCGCTTCGATGACGCAGCAGACCAGTTTGGAGCGTGGCTCTACTCAACAAGCGGCAAGCATAAGCAAGCGCTGCGGGGCCTGCTGAGACGCCGCTACAGTGAATCCTGCTTGTGGATGGGCTATTCATGGACCGTCGCCTGCGCTGACGACGCGATCGGCCTCGTGCGTGAACGCCCACCCGGCAACGTCGGCACAGACCGGGTTCTGAGCAAGACTGCATTCAAGGACGTGCTCGCCGTGGCGCAACGCTACCCGCTCCCCGATGAGCGGCCCGAACTCGTTCTAACAAAAGCTGAGCCTGCGGTCGTGCCGATCGCAAGCAAGGCGGTCCAGCCGGCGCCGCTGCCCGGCCCAGCGTCGGCTGGCACTGCAATCAAGCCTTCTGTCGGTGGTTCCTCAGAAGCGGTGTCGGTCAAGCCAACGGTCCCAGCTCCCCAGCCAGTACCTTTGGCTCGACCGGCGCCTGCTTCTGTGGAAGCCGTCAAGCCGCCCCCGCTTCCGAAGGATGCAGCGCCCGCCGATCTGACCAACCCAAAGGACATGCTTCTCAGCAGGCGCGCATGGGGCCTTGCGGTTACGGCAGTCGGCACAACTCAATTCGTCCCGCGTGGCGCTTCCGAGTGGCTGAACAACGAGGGCAATCGAGAACTGCTCTCGTGGCTCATCGTCGTTATCGTTGGCGTGCTTCTCTACCAGTACGGGAAATACAAGGCCAAGAGGCCACTGAAATGAACCTCGCAGCGATCGGCACTGGTATCTTCGGGTTCCTCAAGCGCATCCCCGATTGGGTGCTCTGGGCATTGGGCGTGATCATCTTCCTGAAGTTCGTGGACATGCGAGCGGAGCATCGCGGGCGCAAGGAAGAGGGCGCCAAGCGCGACAAGGAAGCCGCCGAAGTCGAGCGTGAAGTTGTCACCAACATTCAGGAGAATACCGATGCAGTCATTGCTGAGGCTGACGCTGTGCGCGGCCATACCTCTGCTGGCGTCCTGCCAGACGGAAGCGCGACCCTCGAAAAGCATCATTATCGCGACTGACCGGGCTGTGTGGAAGGAGGCGCTTTGCTCAACCGGCAAGGCGATCCTGATCTCGCGCTCCGACATTCTGACGCTGGAAACAGCAGAGCAGATTGGCGACCACAATAACGCGCTCTGGTGCGCTTGTGACCATCTGCGCCCGACAACTTTTGACGCTGGCATCTGCCGCGTCTGACCCGCTCAACCCGCTGCCCATTCTGCGCAGCTTTTAGGAGGACGTGCATATGGGCTTCAAGATTGTTCGTGAAGACGGGAAGACTGATTGGGCTTCGATCAGGGCCGTGTTCTACTGCGCGCTTGCGACGTGGATTTTGGTTGTTCGGCTGATCGGCGTCGATCCGTTCGATGACCTGTTCTCGGGAGCCATCACGCTCTCGACCTGGATCGACCTCGTGTGTGTCGTCGGCGGCTATTTGTTCATCTGGCACATCATGTACCCGAACCGTCCCAAGGTCAGCCTGTAAGCCATGAAGCCTACCCCCGGCGCGCTTGCGATCCTGTCGCTTGTCGTCGCCGGGGCTGTTGGGGCTGGTATCTGGCTCACCGGGCTGCACATAGATTGCAGCAGCCGGTGGAAGGACAGCGGCCTCCGCGCGCACTACAGGGACGGGACGTGTCTTGTAGAGGCTGGATCGCGCTGGGTTCCCGAACGGGCGATCCGCATCCACGTCAAACAACAAAACTAGCGACAACTGCACATTAGCCCCCACAATCCAGTGGCTCGGGCTGCGTAAGCTATTGTTCTGCAACGCAGACAGACCGGAACCTAAAACCAGTGCGTCTACCAATTCCGCCACACCCGCATGGTGTTTTCCCGTTCTGAGGGGGAATATTGGGGGAACATGGGGATTAGCAGGGAATGCGGTCCACGCAATAGCCCCCGCAAAAGGTTCAGCGCCTGTTCTCATGACGCCTTGTCCTGCTTGGCCGGGGCGGGCTCTGATCCGAACAGACCATCCCGCACGTCCTGCTCCGAGGCGTGGGCATAGCGTGCGGTCGTGGCGATGTTCTCGTGGCCTAAGAGACGCTTTGCGCCAGCCAAGCTGCCCGTGCGCCTGACGTACTGCGTAGCCGCGTGGTGGCGCAGATCGTGGGCAGGGCGGGCGTCATGGATGCCGAGGGCGTCCAGCGTGTCGGCCATGTAGTGCTGGAAGCTGCTGGGCGAGAGTTCGTGGATTGAGCCCTGATTGTCCTCCCAGAACCAGACATAGCGCAGGCGGGCTTTGGTGGCCCGTCCAGAGCGTGCGGCGAGGTCGCGCGCCCATGCCTCATTGATCGGGATCGTATGCCAGTCCCCGCCCTTCCGCTTGCGCAGGGAGATGCGGCGCCCGTCCACGTCAAGGCAGTTCAGCGGGAACCATGCTTCGCGCAAGCGAACCCCGAACGTCGAGATGAAATCGAACACGGCCAGGTGATGCGGGACGCTCGCCAGCCTGGCCCGGATGGCTGTCATCTCTGCCGCGGTGAACTCACGAACCCGGCCCTTGGGCTCTGGCAGGCGCAGGGCTGACCAGTCGATTTCCGGCATCCCCTGAACTTTCATCACGCGCCTGGCGTAGTTCAGGATGGGCCGCAGGGTATCGATAATGTCCCGGTTAGCGGTCGATGGCGTGGTCAGTCGGCCATTGTGGGTGACTTCGCCGCGCCGCTTGGACATGGCCTTTTCAACGTCTGGCGTGTCGATCGATCGGGCGGGCAGGGAGAAGTCCAGGCAGCGCCGCAGGATTTCCAGCCGGATTGCGACTGTGCCGGCTGATCGCAGGTGCTGGCCCCTAGCCGTCCACCACGCGACCGAGGCGTCCGTCAGAGTGACGGTTCCTTTTGTTTCACCCAAGGTAAGCTGGTCACGGCGCCGCTCGTATTCGCGTCGTTCAACGATCCGCGCCTTGGGCTTTTCCGTCTGCCGCGTGGTCCCGCGATAACGTTCTCCAGCGATTTCAAATTCGTAGTGCCAGATACGGCCTCGGCGGGTGAGTGACACGGCAGTCCTCGCACATATGCTTCAACGTCTTCCGGACGGAACCTCACGCTGCGCTCGCCCATGATAACACGGCGCAGCTTGCCCGATTTCACGAGCTTCCGCACGGTTTTGCGATCCTTGACCTTAAGGATCTGTGCAACCTGTTCAGTGGTGAGCAGGTCCAGGCTCACCTCTCCCCCCTCCCCGCTAGTGCTGCTGCGGTTTGGAACGCTGCGACGGGGATGTTGGCGGGTGACAGCGTGCCGTCTCCGTCACCAACAATCAGGTAGCCTTGCTCGGCTATGTCGGCATCGTCTTTCCAGTATTGCCATTCGTTGCCAAACGGCTTCAGGGCCTCCCGCAGCCTCGCATTCTCCCGCTCCAGCTCGTCGAGGCGGGCTGCCCGCACTAACCCCCACTCTGCGGTGATCTCGTCGTCCGTCATGGCGACGGTTGAATTGTCGCGGCATTGTGTGAGCGCATAGCGGAACCAGCCTTTGCGGAGTTCACTCGTCGTGCTCATGGGCGGGGGTCCTTCAAAAGTTCGCGCGGTAGAATTGCGCGAGTGCTGCTTCAACATCAGCGGTCGCAAACTCTCCACCCTCGCCACCGGGGCGACCTATCCAGATGCCCTTCAAAGCAGGCCGCAGCATGTACTGACCTATCCATAGTTCATTGCTCGCGGGCATCTCTGAGATAGCAGCGCGGGCTATGTCGCGCGCGGCCTCGCGGTTTTCCGTAATTGTGGTATCGTATGTTTCTCTCGGCTCTCGTCCCGTTACCTGCCCCATCACGACGGGGAAAACTGCCCGTGCGATACGCTCCACTAACGCTATATGTTCTGCCGTGATGCTCATGGGCGGTGGTCCTGTGCTGCTGGTGGGGCGGGGAGAGGACGCCAGTGAGTTGCAGGCGACACGTCGCGATAGTCTGTGTACGTATCGCCCTGCGTTTCAATGACGGTCATCCCATCCCAGCGGGACACCCAATGGCCGCGAACCCACGCAGCGGTAATGGGCTCGTCATGGTACTTGCTCCACAGCACGACCGTGGTCCCATCCTTCGGCGCAGTGTCTATCGGCATCCAACCATCGCCAGTTGCGGAGAAATGGTCCCGGCTTTCTTCCACGCCGCCGGGTAGCGCGCAGGCGTCATTGGTGGGCAAGGAGGCACCTGACGCGGAAGCTTCAAGATACGCGGTGACGGCGGCGCGGGCTTGGTCCAAAGCTGCGCTCTTGTCGGGATTGTCGAGACGATGCCACGGCCCAAGCGCGCTCATATCAATCATAGCCCTTGCAGCCGCCTCCAGCGCGCGGGGGTGGGGGTGGATCATTGCGAGCGCTCCGGGTCAAAGTCCGATCCTGAAACGTGCGTCACGTCCCAATACTCATTCATCTTCTCGGCAACCATCATGCACATGCCGAAGGTGTTCGTGGCGATGTCGCGCATCTGGTAGACGATGTGGGCGCTCAACTCGTTCGCCGTGTTCTGAGCTTCGCGCGACGGGAAGTCCGCAAGCTTGGACTTGATGCGAACCGCAAGCCCGCCGTCAGGCGCTTCCTGCAATTTCACAACCGACCACGTCGGGAAGTGATAGCGAAACGCCGCACGCTCTTTTGATATGACAGTTATAGCCCCGGCCATGTCGTGCTTCTTCAGCACGCCCATGATCTCAGCTATGCACTCACGATGCGACGTCTCGCTCATCACAATCCCCTAGAGTGGCGGAAGCGAAGCGCGGACAGCAGCGTCCTTCGCCTCAATCAGCTTGTTGAGAGCAATCGTCCGCTGCGGGCAGCGCGGCGTTGTATCAATGAGCAGCCGCGCCAGATCGCAGAACGGCTTGGACCGCCCTTGCAGGGTCGGGGGCAGGTGGCCGTAGTGGAAGAACCGCAGCACGTCATCGAGCTTGATTTCTTCTGGGGTAAACTCGGTCGGCGGCGGATGGATTTCGGAGGTCATGCTGTTTCCTTTGGTTGTTTCGGCATCACGCCGTATTCTGCGGTGAACGCCCGCATTTCGGTTTCCGCCGCGAGATACATGGGCGGCTGTGTCGGTCCTTGAACGGACGCATAGACGCATCCGGTGCGGATGATTTCTGCCAGTTCATCGCCTTCGAACTTCCAGCACGACACAACCGATTGACGGTTGCGGAAGACATGCAGATCACCGCATGTTTCCTCTTGGCCGGGTGGCGCTTTCAGAACGACATTCGCGCCTTCAAACTTGACGGGGTAAGCCATCACGCACCCCCTTCCGCCAGCGCCTGAAGTGCGGCGCGGGCTTTGCGTTCTTCTGCCGTGTCGTAATGCGCCTTGCTGTCCGGGCCGATCATTTCAGACAGCATCGACGCGCACTCCAGCAGCGCGTCCAGCGAGTTCATCGCGGCGACGATGGCGGCGGCGTTGGCTTCAAGCTCCGACTGGCTACGCTCGTGATACGCCGGGCCTTTGTTGTCCGCGCAGAAAATGTGCAGCATTGGTATGGCTTCTCCGGGGTGGCTTGAGTATTTCCACTCCCCCGCCGTCGCCTTGGCTCGCAACTCTCGCAGGCGCGCGATTGCTTCACTTGCACTCACGGTTTCCTCCTCACAGGCCAGAGCCACACCACCAGGAACATCACCACGCCCAGCCCCGCCATCGGCGCGGCAAGCATCACGGATTGATAGAGGCGGTCGATCTCGTCGGGGGTCATGGCTTCGGCTCCCCCTTCTGCTGGGGCCGTTTGGCGTTTGCGTATTTCTGGACAAAAGACCGGACAGCCTTTGAATTGTTGATGGCCTGTGCCTGAGCGATCTCTTTCTGTTTTATCTGGCGTTCACGCTCAAGCAGGCCAACCTTGTGCCCCTGTTTCATCTGTTCGGTGTAATCGCAGTGCGTACATAATGCCCGCGTTTCATCATCTTGAGCCGCTTTCAGAGCCTTTGCCGTCCTGTGTTCGTAAGCGCCACAAGAACACCTTACGGCCCATCGTGCGCCCTTGCTGGCCCTTTGATTTCCCGACTTAACCTCTGCCGACAGCCCTAGAACGGTGAGCCTTCCAACCACTAACCCCGTCAAATCGATGTCGCCTCGATTAACTGGGCGAAGCTTTGGAGCGCCGTTTTCGGATCGATAGTGCGTGCTATCCTCTTGAATAGACGGAGCCCACTTCTCGCCCTTTTGCGAAACGACACGCGCCGCCGTGCTATCAATTGGATACAAGGGCGGCAGGTATTCTACTGGCTTAATCGTCATGGCTTGGGCTCCAGCGCCGCCTCGATAATCTCGGCCTTCGTGGCTCCGAATTCGGTCATGCCGCCGCCTCTTCCCGCGCCATCCGCCTGAACCTCGCGAGCGTCGGCTGTCATCGTGCTTCGACCTTTCCACTGATCTTGCGGCGCAGCGTCTTGGAGAACCCGGCGCTCTGCCAACGTTTCGGATCGCGTCCCTCTGCCATCCGACCGAAGGGGCGGCTCTGTATCTGAGAGCCCTTCTCCTTCCGGCGCTTGACCTGGCCCGTGTTGCCGCGAAGCCGGTGCATCTTCGCCCGACGCCTCGTCGCTGCGGCTGTCTTGACCGCATGGCACTTGCAGTCACGGCGCGAGCCGAACGCCTGCCAGTTGCTGAAGTGGTTCGTGCCGCCTTCCCAAAGCTCGATTATGTGGTCGCACTCCCAGCCATAGAGCGGCTTCATCCCGCAGCCTGCGCACTTGCCAGCCTGCTTGAGACACAGCCGCGCGCGATCCTTGCGGGATAGCTTGCCGCGCGCTTCCGTCTCCGGGTATTCGGGCTTGGCGTCTTTGCCGAAGGGGAGCGTGTCAGCCACGCTTCTTCCCCTTCATCATCGCGTCCAGCCGCTCGGCCATCGTTGAGACTTCGGCTGGCTTTTCATCCAGCTTCACCTTCATGGCCTCGACCGAACGCTCCCGTGCAATGCCTTCAAGCATTCCGAAATGTGAGCGATACGCCGAGAATTGCGCCAGTTCGGACGAGGTCAGATCGTTTGCGCGTATCCCTTCAAACTTCTTCCGGGCCGATCGCGCCACGCGACGGATTCGGGTATTGGCCTTCACGCCAACGCCTGGAATGTCCTTCGTGGTGAGCCTCTGATAGCCCGTGGCGAAGACGTTGCCGAACAGGGCTCCGGTCTTCGCTTCCGTCTTCTTCAGCGCACGCTGGAGCAGGTGTGAGCCGCCTGTGACGGCCTCGCCCACGGACTTGCTGAGCTGCTTGTAGGTGATCGTCTCGCCGGGCGAGAGCGTCTCCAGCGCGTCACAGAGGGCTTCAACCTTGCGGGCGGCTTCTGCATTTGTCTTGAACATCTTTGGTAGTCCTCGCGTTGTGATGTGTTGTGTGGCGCCGTGCGGCGGAGTGCTGCGTTGCGTCGCGTTGCGTGATTATGCCTCCGACCACTTGATCTTCTCGACATCAAAGCGACCGTAGAAGCCGCCGTTCTGCGGGCGGAACCTGCCGATGCCGATGAAGCGGCCAGCCTCAGAGAGAACCTTCTCGAAAACATCCTTGGTGATGGCGTCGTCATAGACGTGGAAGTCTACCGTGACGGTCCAATCATCGACCCGCGGGAAGTAGCGCCAGACCCGCTTGCCTGATCCGCGCACGCCGTCAGCGTTCGCGTGGATGCGGTCATATTCCAGTTCGTCTTTCTTCTTCCCGACGAAGGCGGGTTCCATCACCAGACAGCCGCTGGCGAAGTGTTTCGTGTAGGTGGACTTGCCGCGACCGGGGATCTGCATTTGCAGGTATTTTGCGGCTGCATCGAGCGCCATCTTGAAGCTCATGGGCGGGATGTAGACCTCGCCCTTTTCGTTGAAGTGCGCCTTCTCCCTCCAGGTGCGCTGCTCGTAAGCGTCGGGCGCTTCCTTCTCCAGCTTCTTCGACTCGTGGGCGCGAGATTGGGAGTAGGGCGAGACAGCGGAGAGGGTGACGGTTGCAATTTTAGGCATGATTAAAAGTCCTTGCGTTGTGCTGAGGTGCGGAGTGCAGCGCTGCGACGAGTGACGATGCCGAGCGTGGCGGCGGGTAGAACTGAATTGGGACGTTGCGTTGTGTTGTGGCGAGCCGTGCGGCGACACGCTGCGGCGCGAAACGAAGCGCGGCGTGAACTGAATTGGGACGTAGCGTTGTGTTGTGCCGTGAAGTGCGGTGCCGTGCCGTGCAGCGATGCGCGGTGACGCGGAGCGACACGTAGAAGCGCGACGGGGTAGAACCAATGGGGACGTTGCGTTGTGTCGTGGCGCGATAAGGAGCGTGATGTAGCGCGGCGCGGCAGCGCGATGCGATAATACGAATCTTGTCGTTGCGTTGTGGTGTGTGGAGCGGTGCAGAGTGGCATAGCGCGGCGCTGCGACGAGTAGCGGAGAGAGGTGCGGCGCGGAAAAACTGGTTCGTTGTGTTGTGACGTGGGGAGCCGCGATGCGCCGTGGTGCCTCGCGAAATGTCGAGACGTGTGGCGTGGTGCAGCGGGGTGGTTCAGTATCACGCAGCCCTCCGACCGTTCAGGATGTCCAGTACCTGCGCTTCCAGATCGCGGCGCCCGACGCCCGGTAAGACGCGCGTGAGGATGACCTCAACGATGCGCTCGTAGATCTGCTCAAATTCCTGCTGGTCGAGACGGTCGAAGGCGATGCTATCGGGATAGGTGCGAAGCTCGCCCGTCTTCATGTCCTTTGCTTCGTAGGAAAACCCGACAGCCATCTTGAGCTGATCGTGCAGCGCCTTGGTGGTCGGCCAGCCTTTCTGGTGAGGGAAGATCGCGTTGACGAGCGCGAAGTATTTGCGGTGGTGGTCCGAGTTCCGCTTCTGCCATATCTTGCAATCGAACTCTTTCGAGCCATCGATTGCCATGAGTTCGTCCTCACTGAGCTTGTCAGCAGGGACAAGGCGATTGAGGACGCGGCGGACGCGGATCTCGACGGCCATCAGAGCACCCGTTCCTCGACAATCTCGACGCCCGGCAGGACGATGGCTGCGCCCTTCGCATGGCGGATGTCCGCATCGGCCAGCTTCTGCAACGTGGCGCGAAGCTCGCCGCTGTTGATGTAGTGAGCCGCAAGCGCGCTCCAGTCCGTGACCTTGGCGCTGCGCTTCGTGCGCAGGCTGGTCGCAGCAAACCCGCCAGCGGCAGAGGATACGCGAGAAGCGGCAAGCGCCTGGCCCTCGGCAATCTTCGCCTCGACGTGCGCAGCCTTCACGTCCACGGTCGGCGCAGTGGCGGCAAGGAACGGGTCTTCCTCCGGCTCCTCAACAGCCTTGGCGGCAAGGCGTTCGGCTTCCTCCAGCTTGCGCCGGGCTTCGTCTGCAATGCGCTTGGCCTCGCGTTCGCGGGCGTCCAAGAATGCGGCGAGCTTCTGTTTCAGGCCCTTGATGATCTTGTCGCATTCCTCGATCAGCGGCTTGTATGCGCCATCGATCTGCCGGCCAGCCTCAAGGTGAGGACGCTTCTTATCGTCGCGCGTGGCGTCGATCTCCTTCGCCAACTTGCCGCCGTACCCGACATGATCTCTGACGAATTGCGCATTCGCTTCAGTTATCTCCGTGACGGTGTCGGCATCCGCTTTGAAGCGCGCCAGCATCTCCCGATAAGCTTCGACGTCGTCGGCCTTGTTGTGTCCGATGTTATCGCGCATCTTCAAGCTCCTGTTCGGCTTCGGCGCTGGCGTGTTCGGCGTATTGCAGGCCCTCCATCAGTTCCTGGTAGGACTTGCGGATCTCGGCCTGCCAGTCTTTCGGCTGCAACTTCACGCGCTCGGCGTTCATGCGGCCCCATTCCTTGAGGTCGCGCGTTGACGTGAGGCGGCGCATTTCCTCGACCATCACGCCATAGTCGCCACGGGCGGCGCCCTTGCTCATGGTCTGGACGGGCGCAGCATCGCGAGAGACTGCTGCGCCCGTCGCTTGCTGGCTGCTCTGGGGAGAAGCAGAGCGAGCCGCATTGGGTCGGATTTCGTGGTGGTGGGCGTCGGCGTCATTGTCGCCTTCGGTCGGGATGCAGAACGTCTGCATCGCCATGTACTTATAGGCCGCGCTCATCGCCTTGTTCGTGGCCTTGTCGGCGCTGTCCATTGCCTCGCCGTAGGTCGCCGCTGTGATGCGCGAGCCATCGACGGAGCAGATGATATCGAACTCGACGTGAACAACCACGTAGAACAGGACGCCGCCATTCTTTGACGCCTGCTCTGTCTTGTCGCGTGTCAGGACGCGGGGAACGATGATCAGGCGATGCCGCGCAAGGATCGGCGCAAGCGCGTTGTAGACGTCATCGATGCCGCGGAAGTTGTACTTCTGCATCTCGTTGCGGCGACCCTTCGCGATGCCTTCGCGCCCCACGTCTTCCATCACGGCAGCGATTGCCTGGTAGACGGCGGGCAGGGCCTTCATGTCGTCAGCCATTGTTCAGTTCCTTCTGATTGTTCGCGCTCTCAATCCGCCTTGCGACTGCTTCGATCTCAGCCGCAGCCTGCTCCATCGCCAGCTCTGTGCGCCTGAGACGTGCGAAGGCTTCATCGAGAGGACAGACGGGACGGCGAGGGCGGAAGTTGTGGTGGATCACGTTGCTCACCGCGCGTCCTCCATCCGCATCCGATCCAGCCGCCGCGCGATGAACATTGCGTGCAGCGGGCGGTCGCGGCGCGTGTCGATGGTGAACTCAGGCGCGTGGTCGCAGGTGCAGCGCGCAAGCTTGTCCTGTGCGTCCTCAACGTAGGCGTCGATCTTCTGGACCGTCGCCAGCTTGATCGCGGCAAGCTCGCCGGGGAGGCCGAAGTTGCGCTTGATGATGCGCGCGGTTTCAGCGCGGATTTCTTCTGCGAGGGTCACGTGATTTCCTCATTGATTGCGCTAAGCAGGTTCATCGCTGCGTTCGGAATGGGTTCGCCGTAAGCGCCGTCGCTCACGTCGCTGTAGGGCTCCAGATATTCGGCGCAGGCGACGAGCAGGGCTTCCAGCTTCTTGATGCGGAGGCGTTGCTGGCCGACCTTCTGCGCCGCATCATCAAGCAGGCTGTGAAGAGTCTCGACGCGGTCTTCTGTGAGGTCGTGCTTGGTGAGGTTCACGGCTCGCGCTCCTCGGTGACGCCTGTCATGAAATACTGGCGCTCCAGTTCGCGCAGATCGTCTCGCAGCGAGATGATGTGGTCGATGTCGGCGCTGGTCCCGTGCGCGTGTTCAAGCGCGAGCCGGGCGGCTTCGATCTCGTGCGCTAGTTCGCGGGCCAAGCGGCGCTGGGGCTTGTAGGCGCTCATCACGCGCGCTCCATCATGCGCTCGTCGCGGGCCAGATCGTAGCGATAGTCTGCCTCGTCAGCCGCACGCTCGGCAGCGTAGGAGCGGTCAAGCTCGGCGCGGGCATCGTCTGCAAGGCGCACCCAGCGCTTGCGGTCTTCGGTCGATGCGTCGTTCCCGAAGAACTCGTAGCGGGCCGTTGCCGAGAACAAATCCCAAGCCGCTTCGTAAAGCGGGAGGTTGTCCGCGACCTGATCCATAAGGCCCTCGAACATCTCGCCGTCAGTGCGGGAGGGCAGCTCAAGCGCGGCAAGCGCCTCGCTGGTGCGGCGCGTGAAGGTCAGCGCCATCTGCGTGATTTCGTCGGCGGAGTAGGTCATCTGGTGGCTCCCAACTGGTGTGAGAGCAATGTGCACTAGGTGCACGTCAGATTGCAAGACCTATTTGTGCACCGGATGCACTTTTATTCAAGCGGACTTTTTCGATGTGTTAGTGAGTGCCTGGAGAACGGCCTGCGCTTTGGGCCTGTCTGCGGGTGGGATGCGGTCCCAAATCGTCCAGATTGCGTCAGGGGCTGTGGGATCGCGCACTAGCAGGTCAGCGGGCTCGCACATCAGCGCATAGGCCGCGGCTTCCAAGAAAGCCTGATGGTAATCCAGTTTCCCGTTTTCGATCTTGGAAACAATGGTGCGATCAATGCCGATACGGTCGGCAAGCCCTTCTTGGGTGATGCCCCGATGTTTGCGCCATTCCTTAAGGTAAATGCGCTGCCGCTCTTTCTTTTTGATCATGGCGGCATCGTTCGCCCCCGTTCATCCCCGTCTATGGCATGAGGTGCACATTTCTCTCGTGCCCTATTGACGACTGACGTGCACTAGGTGCACGTTCCGCGTCATGACATTCGCCAAGTGGTTAGAGCTTTCGCATATCGATGACGCCAAAGCGGCGCGCATGTTTCGCCGTGACCGCGCACATATTTCAAAGCTGCGCCGGGGCAAGGTTACACCGTCTTACGAGCTGATGCTTGTAATTCGTGACGTATCCGACGGCGCTGTCTCGCTGGATAGCTGGGCGCCCGAGGCTTCCCGCGCTTCCCGTAAGGGAAGGGTAGCCGCATGACCCACCCCCATTCCAATTCGCGCTCCACCCCCAACCAGAGCGCGAACAGCGACGCCGGATCCAAGCCCCCCGGCACCCACCCGGCGTCGCTGACCCTTCTCCGACCATCCTGAAACGAACGAACCCGGCGCTGTGAACGCCGGGCTCGCCAAAACTGTCAGCCAATCACTCGCGATGGAACCGCGATCATATGACCGACCTCAGCATAATCCTCGAAATTGATGACCGTTCCAAGGCGTTTGCTGCGGGGCGTTTCGCATGAGCGAGATCATCGAACGCGCCGATGAGCTGAGAGCCATCGCCTCCAAGTGCAAGACCATCAACGATTTTCGGGCCGCAACCGGATGGACGATGGAAACGTGCCGACATGCTCGGGACGTTCTGGCCCTGAATCTTCCTGACGCAAAGCTTCAAACCGGCCCAGCAAAAGCAGGGCAGGCCCATCCCAAGCCGGTGAAGCGCAAATGATCGAGCAGCAAGCCCCTGACGATCTGCCGCTTTTTGCCTTTGGTGGTCGCACCTTCAACGCTGACCTCGACGCAAAGCGCCTCGGCGCACAGCTCACCCGCGTCATCGCCGCCATGTCCGATGGCCGCTGGCGCACCCTCGCGGAGATCCAGACGCGCATCCAGGCCATGACCGGCAAGCGCGATCCAGAGGCATCCCTCTCAGCCCGCCTGCGCGACATCCGCAAGCTCTACGGCGAGGAGGCTATGGAAAGCCGCCGCCGCACTGAGGACGGCGTGGACGGGCTTTGGGAGTACCGCAGCAACGCTGTGCTGGGGGGCGCGGAATGAGCCTTCCCTATTACCCCATGTACCCCCGCGACTTCTTCGAAGGCACTCAGGAAATGAGCCTCGAATTGAAGGGCGCATACATCATGGTTTTGAACCTGATGTACACGCGGGGCGGTCCCGTCAGCGATGAGCCTGGCTTCCTCTCCCGCTATGTCGGCTGCTCTGTCCGCAAGTGGAAACAGGTCCGCGACGAACTGGTCGCGATGGGGAAACTCCACGTTCAAAGCGGGATGATCTCGAATTCTCGTGCAGATGAAGTGCTCGAAAAGCAGAGATCATATCAGGATAAACAGGCTGAGAATGGAGCGAAACCTAAGACTTTCAAAGCTGAAGAAAAGCCACCGCTGACAGAATCAAAACCAGAACCAAATACAGAAGTAGAAGAAGAGGTTGAGGAGGAGCGCGCGAACGATTTCGAAGCGCTCGAAGCGAAGTGTCAGAAGTGGGCAAACGGTTCGTTGAACCTGACGCTTCCCAGCGCTCACAGCCTCGATCCGATAATCCGCCTCCTGAAGCCAGCAAGCGGACCGGCCTGCATCGAAGCCGACGTGGAGCGCGGCATCACCACGACCGCCGCATGGCTTCACAGCAAAAGGCGGCAGGTAAAATCCCTAGGCTATTTCGAAAAAGCAATCATTGAGGCGCGCGACGAGCGTCTTCGCCCAAATCCGGAGGTGTCTGATGTCAACGCCAATTTCGGCGGCGGTGAGCCGCGTCGTCATGGACCCGGCTCTGCCGGCCAATCCGCAGCGCGATATGCATCCAGCGGTCACGGCGCGCTCAGCGCGGGCCAATCTGGACGCGGCTCTATCGCGGATGCAGCAATTCGGCGTCACTTGCAGCGTCAAAATGGAAACGGTGTTTCCGGAGGGGATGAACGGGGAAGCGACGTTCCGGCAGAAGGCGACATCGTTGACGGCGACTACCGCCGCGTCGGCTGACCTCAAGTCCGCTCTGAGCGTCATTCGTGAAGCCATGTACCCGGCTTCAACGGAACAGCTTGAGGAATGGCTTGCGGCGCTGGCCGTGAAGACTGCGCGTCGGCGCGAGACAAGCAACGAATCCGAACTGGCGCTGAGCGTCTACACGGCTCACCTACGCGAGTATCCAGGCGATGCGGCGCGAGAAGTGCTGCACGCCTATCGCGGCACTTGGTTCCCGACATGGGGAGAACTAGCCGACCGCCTCGATGAGTTCGTTGAGCCGCGCCAGATGATCCGCGACCGTCTCATGGACATGATCGACGGCGGCACGCGCTACAAGGAAAAGGCGCTGCCGCACGATCCTCATGCCGAGCGCCTGAAGCAGCTACGTGACGAACTCGCAGCCGCCGAGCGTGTCGCGGCCAAGTATCCCGAACTCGCTGACAGCAGCCTGCGCAAGCGGGACGCAATCGCCAAGGAAATCCAACAACTCGAAAAGGGAGCATGACGTGTTTGGGCTGGGAACAACAACAACATTCAAAGCGAAGATCCACGAGGTGAAAACCGTCGTGGCTGAGATGCACGGCCTGACGGTGGACGTGCTGGAAGGCGCCTGCCGCAAGCGGATGTTTTCGGGACCGCGACAGGAAGCCATGAAGCTGGCGCGAGAGCTGACCAACGCAAGCTATCCGCAGATCGCCCGTCACTTCGGGGACCGGGATCACACAACGGTTCTCTATGCGGATCGCAAGGTGTCTCTGCGAGAACCGGAAGACGCCAAGCTGGCTGCACGCCTGAACGAATGCCGCGCACGTATCGCAGAGCTTGTGTCGCTGCGCATCGGCAAGATGGTGTCCGTGCCTGCGGGCTCGTCCTCGGATTGGACCCCGCCGCCTCCGATGCAGATCGCGAAGCCGAACACAGTCGTTGCGTCGATTGACGTGCGCGCATGGTACGCGCTCGGCGGTCAACTGGTGGCAGCATGACCCTCTGCACAGGCTCTGGAAGCCTCTCGCAGCACATCTACTGCCACGTAGAGAAAAGCTTCGTCCGCACCGGATCGCCAGACGGTATGGAACCCTGCGTCTGGTTTGGCCTTCGCGCCTACGCAGGCCGCGCGTGGGGTTGCCATGTGCTTCTGGAGAACGGAGCAGTCGTCCGCGACCTCCCGCTCCATGCGCTCGCCCAGCACGATGAGGCTGAGCCGTGGACGCTTGAGCAAAGCCAGCATTGGGACTGCTACGGCGACCAGTTCTCGCTCGTGCGTTACACCTATCTGAGCGGCCTTGAAGCCCGCGCCAAGTGCGGACCTGCCGAGCATCTAGGCGAATACCTGTTCACGGCTTGCCCGATGCACGATGGTTTCAGCGCAGAGCCTGAACAGTCGAAAGAGTTCGTATTCCTGGCGCTCCGCAACGGACGCTTCACGGCACAGCCCACGAACCGCGTCCTGTTCATCGAGCGCAGCTTCACCGACAGCACGGGCTGGCCGGCAGACATCCAGCGCCAGAGCGAAGTCTGGTCATGCGAGAGCGAGGAGGCCGCGTAATGTCATCCGTATACTATCCTAAGCCTCGCGGCACCGAACGCTGGACGAACAAGCCCAAGGAACCGAACCAGTTTTGCAAGAAGGTCAGCTACCGGCACGGCAGCGCTTACGAGTGCTCAGAGCCGACGGAGGGCAAAACCTACTGCCCGTCCTGCGCTCGCAAGCTCCTGACGCTCACCGATCGCCAGTCACCAGAGCAGCCCGCGCCCAAGGCATACGCGTGGAGCAACGATCAACTCATTCCGCGAAAGCGGGCGTAGCGTTTCACACAATCAGAGGGACCACAGATGAGCGTACTGAACGAACTGAAAGAAATGCATGATTGGGCGGTGGTAGAAGCCACTCGCTGCGATGCGTTGGTGCAGCGCTGGATGGGCGACCGCGACACGTATCTGCGCAGGGCTGAAGACCTCGACCGCGCCATCGCAGCGCTTGAGCCGCAGTACCATGCAAGCGCTTTGAAAGCGGGCGAAGTCGCGTCTGGTTGGGAAACATACGAACTCGCCCAGCAAGGCGAGGTGAAGACCGTCCTCCTGTCCGACGAGCAGGCTGTCCCATTCGACATGGAACTGAAGGCCGGTGAGCGTGCTGAGCTAGCGGAGGCAGACGCAGCCGTCGCACTTGAGCAACTCGAAACAGACCACGCCCTACCGCCAAGCGCGGATGATGTGGACGTGGACGAGCCCGTCGAGTTCATCAGCGACCTCACAGGCGACCCAGCCGTTGAGCCTGAGAGCGGTTTGCACGAGACGCCCGACGACGAAGCCCAACGAGCCGCAGCCATAGAGCTGACAGCAGACGTGGAGCCAGTCGCGGCAAGCTGGATCGACCAGCAGACTTGCGAGCCGGTTGATCCAACCCTGCGCGCATTTCAAGACGACCACATTGTAGAGCCTGAGCCGACCGAGGGATACGCGCCCGTCACCAACCCCGAGGCTGACGCACTCGCCAAGGCGCACGACTATTATAGCCCGGAGAAGGTCGCAGAGCGCAATCGGTTCAACCCGTGGGGCATCTTCAAGCGCGAGCCGGAGGAAGTCTCATGAAGCGCCTGGTCATCTTCGCCGCGCTGATCGCAATCGTCTGCACCTTCATGGCCGCGCTGATTAATCCGCACTTCGGGCTGCTGCTGGTCGGCATCGCCATCCTCGGCGTGCTTTGGCGCATGGCAGGCGGCATCGCGGAGACCAGTGAGGAATACGAGACGGAGGCGCGCGATGTGGATTGAGCAGGGCTTCTGGATCTGTCTCGTCATGCTGGCGATCTGCCTCGCGCTCCCCGCGCTCAGCTTCGTCTTCGGATGGGGGCGCAAGCAATGACCGCCGAACAAATCGCCCTGATCGTGGGCGTCATCGCAGCCCTGCCATTCCTCGGCTTCATCATCTGGAAGGCGATCCAGCACGGTAGCGGGGGCAACACATGAGGATAGCTGGCCTCTCAATCCTCGGCCTCGTGGCGCTGTTTCTGTACGCCCCTCAAGGCATCAACATCATCCTGTCAGGCTTCGGCATCCTCGCCCTGAGCCTGCTGGCGATCGGATCAATCGGACAAGACAGGGGACGGCGATGACTGCTCTTTCAAACAGGCAGCGCAAGATCAGGCGTCAACGAATTGCGCAGCCGATCCAGCATCGATCGATGCCGGAAATCGTGCGCCCGCAGACGCTGGTAACACGCGCTGTGATCGAACCAGAAAACCTTCGCTGGTTCGCAATGTGCGTCCAGTCTGGCAAAGAGGAGCGCATAGTCCAGGTGATGGACCTGTGCAGCATCCCGGCAGCAATCCCGACCGTGCCGCGGCACCGGGTCAGGCGCGGCAAGGTGTTCCGTTGGCGCTCACCCGTCGCAGGCGGGCTGGTTATGGTCGGCTTTCCCGGTACGGCGCAGATCAACTGGCATGAGCTGACCCGGTTTAGCTTGGTTCATGGCTTCGTAAAGCTCAACGGTAGCCCAAGGCAGATCCCGTGGAGCGCGGCTTACGAAGAGGACGGCAAGGTCAAGCGCGGGGGCGTGGAAACGCTTCTGGCCGATTTGGAGGCCGTCAGGGTCAACGCGGCCAAGTATATCCGCCTGCGTCCGGCCTATGAACAGGGTGACGTGGTCCGCATCGAGGAAGGCCCCTTTGCCGGCCATCTGGGCAAAGTCGAGCACAGCACGAACCTGGATGTGCGCGTGCTTCTGACGTTGTTCGGGCGCGCGAACCCGGTCACCATGCCGATCGGCGATGTGGTCAAAGCGGCATAGTCGTCCACAACTCAACTGGTTGACGAATAGTCCGACCACGTACACTATCCGCGCGGGGCAGTTGGTAGTATTGGCGCTTGCCCGCCAACCACCCGAATTTCGGAAGGCCGAGCGGCCAGCCCGAAAATTCGCGTTTGCGAGATATTGCCCAAAATCACCGCACCAAATCGGAGAAGGGGGCTTCTCCCATGTCCCTATCCTTCGCAGACTTTGCGTGGATCTTGCTGGCCCTGACTGCGGCTATCGCGGCAGGGGCCTATTTCTTCTCAAAGAACCGCGTTGAGCCTGTCGGCGTAGTCCGCTCCAACGATTTCACGGACGAGCGGCTAAGGCAGGCAGCAATCCAGGCCGTCAAAGGCGTGGACGTTTCCAAGATGGGCGCCGAGGAGGCTGAAGCGCATCTTGAGGAACTGGCCCGGCACGCTGTCGCCCGTGAATACTCAGAGATTTACCCCGGCCTGAAGGTTGAGGTTACCCCAAGCTGGCCCGACGCCAAGTGCGTGATCAGCGGCAATATCGCCTCGATACGCCTATGGACCGGACACCGGATTGTGGGCGATCGGGAAGGCATTCGAAGCATCAACGTTGAGGTAAACCGCCAGCCGACCCTAAAGCTGGAAACCCGGCGCCCGCTCAAGGACGCTTGGGGCGATCTGACCAGCCCGCCGGCCAAGTCCGAACCAGTCGCGCCCCGCCTCAAGGTTGCGCCCCCGCCATCCACAACCCCGCCGCCCCGCGCTGCACCGCGCAAGGCGACACTGAAGCGGTAGGCCCATGATCAAGCGCCTGAGTTTCAAGAACCCCAACCGGGGGCGGCAACCCCGCGCCAATCCGTTCCTGAGAGCCTGGCGCGTCACGCGCCGCAAGCGTGTCGCCTATGAGCGAGCGCAGGTCTGCGACACCCTCAAGCACCTGTCCCGCCAGATAGCCCGTATGGAGGCTGTAGCCCGCGCGTGGGACGTTCCGATGGAGCCTGTCGGCCCGCTGCCGCGCATCCCTGAGATGCCGACGCAAGACTGGATCGAATTTCGCCGCGCGATCGGCTCGCTGAAAGACCCCGTGAAGCCCGCGCCGACCGAGCCACAACCAGCGTGACAGACGAACAGACCATCATAGCCCTGACAGCAGCCTGCGGAATCCTGGCGCTGCTGTTCCTTCGGGCATCCTTCATAGCAGCAATCCGAGGCGCACGGCTCAAGCGGATGCTTCGCGAGCTGGAATAGCTGACAAGTTCAACAGACGGAGGGCGGTCAGTTTGGCTGACGCCTCCGCACCCCATTCGAGGCATAGCCCCAAACCATGCCAGCCGTAACAATCGTGGAGAGCGGCGGCGTCGGTGTTACCCCGGTCGCGTCTAATGGCGTCCTCATGACGCCGGTATACGTCGGCGGCGTCGCGGTAACGATCGCGGCCAATGCAACGCCGGTGGTGTTCTTGTCCGAAACGGGCGAGAGCCTGCTGGAAACAGCCACGGCCTATCTCGGTGAGATTGAGCCGCTGCATTATTGGGATTTCACCGGCAACCGGGCAGTGTTTTCCGGCCTCGACGTCGGTGGGGTCACAAGCACCCCAGGCTACACCTTAACGCGCGCTTCTGTCGGAACAGCGGAAACCGTAGCAGGCGAGATTGTCCAGTTTGCGTCGGGCCAGCTACGCCGCACCGACAAGGGCGTGCTGATCGAGGGCGCACGAACGAACCTGTTCCTCAACAGCGATGTCGGCGTCACCCAAAGCATCACCGTCGCCGCCGTCGCTCATGTCCTGAGTATGCGTGGCACGGGCACGATAACGTTGACGGGCACATCAACGGCAGGGCCGTTAGTCGGAACAGGCGCCAACAACACCGTAACGCTGGCATTCACGCCGACCGCTGGAACGCTGACGCTCACAATCGCGGGCTCGTGTACGAACGTGCAGCTTGAAGCGGGCGCATTCCGGTCAAGCTGGATACCAACGGCAGGGGCCAGTGTCGCCCGCGCTGCTGACATCCTCACCGTTTCCTCGCCCGGCGTCGTCTTCCCGATGACATTGTGGGCTGAAATCGAGCGCGCGGTAGATACTGGCGGCATAGAGGTGTTCATCCGCGTGGACGACGCTACGGCAAACGAAGTCGCAGCCGTTACGATCAACGCCAGCGATCTGACGAACGTCAGCATGACCGCAGGCGGCGTCGTTCAGGGCGCCCCAACGTCTGCAGGCGCGACAGTTGTAAACACGACCTACAAGATGGCGGGCTCATTCGCCACAAACCGAGTCCAGTCGTGCAGGTCTGGCATTCTTGGCACTGAAGACACACTCGCTACGGCTGCGGCAACCCCGACCGTGCTCCGAATTGGGTCGAACGTCACAGGCGCTGGGCAACCCTTCGGATACATCAAACGCGCGGCGATATTCAACACCGCTCTGAGTGACGCAAACCTCCAACTCGTCGCGCCCTGACCAACCAGCATTCCCTAACGTAAACCCATCCCTACTGGCTCAAACCCAGAGAGAAGGAACGACACCGTGCCCATCAAAAGTAGATGCACTTAGATGGCAAAGGGCAAGAAGACGGGTGGACGTGTCGCTGGCACGCATAACAAGGCCACACGCGACATCAAGGAGGCGGCACGGGCTCACGGGCCAGCCGCACTGAAAACGCTCTCCAGCCTCATGCTGAACGCAGCAAGCGAGACGGCCAGAATTGCCGCCGCCAAGGAAATCCTTGATCGCGCATACGGGAAGGCCACGCAGCCGCTTGGCGAAGATCCGACAATGCCCTTTGTAAGCAAGGAGCAGAGGGATGCCGCTGTCCGAGCCGCCTACTCGGCGGATACCTGAGCCATCAGCGGAAGACTATGCGTTCACGCGCCTGCTGTCTTACGCGGCCTACCAATGGCCGAACTATGCAGACGCGCCGCACCACAGGCTGATTGCCCGCAAGCTTGAGGCAGTCGAACGGGGTGAAATCCGCCGCCTGATGATCTCGATGCCGCCACGCCACGGCAAGTCCATGCTGGCGAGCGAGTTCTTCCCAGCATGGTACATAGGGCGAAACCCTAACCACTACGTCATCGCAGCTACCTATGCGCAGGAACTGGCCGACGACTTCGGACGCAAGGTCAGGAACCAGATTGCCGATCCGGCTTACAAGGCGATCTTCCCTGGCGTTGCGCTCAAGGATGATTCAACCAGCGCCAAGCGCTTTCACATCTCGGCGCCGCTCGATGCCTTCGCAACGGGGCAAGACGGGGCTTACTTCGCTGTAGGTGTCGGCGGTCCACTCACAGGCCGTGGCGCTCACCTGCTTCTGATCGATGATCCGGTGAAGAACCGGGAGGACGCAGACAGCGAGACAATCCGCAAGAAGACGCGGGAATGGTACACATCGACGGCCTACACCCGCCTGATGAAAGACGGGCGCGTGGTGGTCATCCAGACGCGCTGGCATGAGGACGACCTGAGCGGTTGGCTATTGGCGGAACACCAGCATGAAGGCTGGGATGTCCTGTCGCTGCCGGCCATCAATGATCAGGGCAATGCGCTCTGGCCGGAAATGTACCCGGTCGATCGCCTGAACGAGATCAAGCTTGCGGTCGGTCCTAGGGACTGGTCAGCGCTGTATCAGCAACGACCTTCGCCCGAGGAAGGCGACTATTTCAAAGCCGAATGGCTTCGGACGGTTCCAGAGCTTCCGCCCCGCGCCACGCTGAAAGTCTACGGCGGATCTGATTACGCGGTCACGGCAAACGGCGGTGACTACACGGTCCACATCGTTGTCGGCATCGACCCTGAGAGCCGCATCTACCTGCTGGACCTATGGCGAGGGCAGGCTGCATCGGACACATGGGTCGAGGCATTCTGCGACCTTGTGAAGAAGTGGAAGCCGATAGGCTGGGCTGAAGAGACGGGCCAGATCAAGGCTGGTGTTGGTCCCTTCCTGATGCGGCGGATGCTGGAGCGTCAGGCTTACGTCTACCGTGAGACATTCCCGACCCGAGGCGACAAGGCGGTCAGGGCGCAATCCATTCGTGGCCGCATGGCGATGAAGGGCCTCTACATGGCCGCTGATGCGCCTTGGCGTGCTGACCTGATGAGCGAGCTTCTGAGCTTCCCTGTAGGTGTCCACGACGACCAGGCCGATGCGCTTGGCCTTGTGGGACAGCTCCTCGACAAGATGGAAGCTGGCTCACCGCTGGTTCCGAATACGCCCAAGCCGATTGGCAAAACGGGCCAAGTCTACCTCCCCGGCGCTCCTGAGCCTGTGCGCGGAAACAAGAAAGACTGGACCTGATGTCGGACGAGGAGGGCGAGGCAACGGGCGGGGGAGACGGCGAAGAGCTACAGCCCGAGTTCGACCGCGA